GGAACCCCTACACCAAAAAATTGATAAGGGTTAACTTCATATGGACAAACCATGTAAGGTAATCTTGTAGGTGTAAAAGGATTTTCTACACATCTTAAAACTTTACCACCACAAATCCATACGTTAACTGATACAACATCTAATGCATCATTGTATTCAAATCCTATTTCATCTGCAATACGTTTATCAATTATACCCCAATATTCTAATACTTCAAATCTGTTTTTATATAAATTTTCTACATTTTCTCTGTCAAATAAAGAAGATTCATAACTTCTTGTTTGATAATTTGGACCCATTTCTAAACATTCACGAATAGCATCTGCATCAAACAAAGGTCGTTTAACTAAATCTGCAAACTGTTGTCTATTAAATGAATGTCTTTGAATAACATATTCGCTGTCATCAATATTTGTTGCATTAGGATCTGAATAAAAATCCCAACAAGATACAGCTTCTAATTTTGGTACTGTTTTAAAATGTGCTGTATATATTGTTTCTTCAGCTTCTTTATCAGTATCCCAACTATGATTAATTTTTTCTTCATTAAATGGTCCTTTTAATATTCCTGTACCTAATAAACACATTTCAAAAAATACATGTCTTAAAATTTTTATTGCATCAGTGCCATCTAATTGATCATGTATTATTTTTTCTAATTTTTCTGCAGCTAATTTTGCAGGTTCTATTTGTGGCATTGATTGATTATCAGGAGAAGGTCCTTCATCAAAACCAACGCTTTTATATTCTTGTGCTAAATTTTGCATTAGCATATCTGCTGTTGCACCTTGTGGTATCTCTCTACCATCACCAGGAAATCCATATGGATTTTCTGCTGGTTGTTCAGGTGTAGCACCTTGCATTTCTTTAGGTTTTAAATGTGCGTATTGTGGTAAATTTTCAGGTACTACTGTAGGTTCAACACCTATTGGGAATTTACCTGAACCAAATAATACTTCTATTATTTGACCAAATGCAGCAAGTACTTTAGTCTTTGTTACTTTAACAAATACTTTAGATTTCTCACTATCTCTAAAAGCCATTTCAGGACCATATAGTCCTCTATAGTTTCTGTATGCTTTTAGCCAACGCTTTTCATCATATAACCTAGAAGTTTCTGCTTGTTGGAATCTAGATTGTACATATCCAACAAGTGGATTATGCTCTTCTGGTTTATCTGCCATTTTTATATATAATTAATAATCTCTTTCTTCAGCCATTCTAAAGATTGAAGGATCAACTTTATCTTTTTTACCTGGTTTATCATTGCCATCTCCAGCTATTGCACCATGCTTAACTTTAGCATTTGGATCTATAGCTAGTTTTTCATTTTTAACTTTAGCAACGTCAGGTGCAAGTTCACCATGTTGGTATCTTCCAGTTATTGTCATGTTATTCTCCTATTAAGGTTTTGGTGGATAGTAATCTTTACCTTTTAGTAAATCACTTTGTCCATATTTTTTATCTTTATTATTATTAAATAAATTGTTATAAACTTTTTTTAATATACCTGGCTTTTTATTTCTTTTTTCAGCTTTAGCAATATTTTTGTTTAATTCATTTACTAAATATTTTTTTGTATCATCAGTAAAATTACTAGACTTTTCTACTAACCCAATCATATTTTTTTGTTTAGGTATATACCCAGACTTAGGTATGATTGTTTTATCTTTTTCAGCCATTAGTAATCCTTTTCGTCAGCTAAATTTTTAAAGTTAGCATCTAGTTGACTTTTAAATTTTTTAGGTTCGTAGTAGTCAAATT